AATCAAATAAAATATGAATATCATGAAGAAAGAAGGGCTAAAGAGTCTGCTGTAAAAGAAAAAGAAGAAGCAATTAAACAGCTTAAGACTTTACTTTTTGATAATCAAAGATTGCAACAAATAGTTTCAGAAGGCGGAAAGGTTGTTAATCAGCAAGCTAAGAATAACGCTCAGTTTGCAAAATTAACTGCACAAGCAAGATATAAAAAAGCATATGATGAAGGTGATGCAGATGCGATGGCACAAGCTCAAGCAGAGCTTACTAAAGCAACGCTTGCAGAACAACAAGCACCTCAGTATGCAAATGCTATGCAACAATCTATTATGGCAAAAATGCCACAGCAACCTCCGCCACAACAACCAACGCCTGATCCAGATATGCAGGCATGGTCACAAAAGAATCCTTGGTTTATGGGTCAAGACCCACAGCATAAAGAAATGACATCTTATGCAATGTTCTTAGACCAGAAGTTACAGGCAAGTGGTGTTGATCCTGCGACTCAATCTCAAAAGTATTATGCAGAAATAGATAATGCAATGAGAAACCAATATCCTAATTTTTTCGGAGTGTCTCAGCAAAGTGTTGAATCAACACCAGAGATTCTTGTAGAAGAAAAAAGACAACCTGCAAATGTTGTCGCTCCCGCATCGAGGAATAGTGGGAATAATAAAAATCCTCGCAATGTACGTTTGACTCAGACCCAAGTTAAACTAGCACGACAACTTGGAATAAGTCCTGAGCAATACGCAAGACAATTATTAAAGGACTCAGTATGACTGAAGAACTAGATAAGCTATTGGAAGAGGTCCAAGACCATTCCGCACCTGTGCGTACCCCGAGGGGTTCTGAAGATCGAGAGACTACCCAACGAGTTGAAAGTTGGGAAAATCCATCAAATTTACCAAGTCCTGATCCGCAACCCGGATGGGTTTTTAGATATATTAGAACAAGTGTTTTAGGTAACACTGACAATCCTAATGTGTCAAAAAAATTCAGAGAAGGTTGGGTTCCCTGCAAAGCAGAAGAACATCCAGAATTACATATACATATGATGGATTATAAATCTGAATGGGCAGAGAAAGGACATATAGAAATTGGTGGACAGTTGTTATGCAAAATGCCAAAAGAGAAGGCGAAAGCCAGAGACGAACACTTTCAGCGTATGGCTCGAACTCAAATGGATTCTGTAGACAACGTATACTTTAAGGATCAAGATTCCAGAATGGCTACCAAACAAGTCTTTGAAAGAAAATCAAAAACAACCTTTGGTAGAGATTCATAATCTTGATAGATTTGTAACTCTATTTTAAGGAAATCATTATGGCTTCATCAGCGGCTCCTATGGGAGCAAACCCTGTTGGATCATTAGTTTCCTGTGCTTACAATGCAAAAGTTACGCACTACAAGATAAAGAACAATTACGGAACTGCTATCTTCTATGGCGACTTTGTTAAGTGGGCGGATGATAATCCAAACACTACTATTCAGAAAGACACAGGAACAACAAGCCTTACGCCTATCGGTGTATTTTTAGGCTGTTCATATACTGATCCTACAACAAAGCAATTTACACAAAGCCCACAATATCCTGCATCAACAGCGGCAGATGATCTTGTGGCATATGTTGCGTCTGATCCATTTGTAGTAATGAAAATGCAATCAGATGAAACTCTAGGTCAAGATGATCTAGGGAAAAACTGTGCAGTAGTACAAACTGCGGGATCAACTGTATTTGGAATTAGTAAGAATGCGGTTGACGGAAGCACTGCGGCTACAACTAATACACTGCCTTTAAAGATTATTGACTTTGTCGATGGTCCAGATAGTGCTATTGGTGACAGTTTTACAGACGTATTGGTGATGTTCAATGTTGGACATCAATTACTTAACACAACTGGCATCGGCTAATAGGAGTTTATTATGGCGGCTATTTCAAGAGCTAATGAATTAAAACAACTCCTTCCCGGCTTAAATGCCTTGTTTGGAGATGAGTATAACAACTACGAGAATGAGCATGAGCAAATCTATGTCAGCGAAAACTCTGAAAGATCGTTTGAAGAAGAGTTAAAGCTTTCTGGATTTGGTGCGGCTCCAGTAAAAGATGAAGGTGCGGCAATATCTTATGATGTGGCACAAGAGTCTTTTGTTGCTCGTTACACACACGAAACAATAGCTTTAGGTTTCTCAATTACTGAGGAAGCTATGGAAGACAATTTGTATGTAAGTCTTTCAGCTAGGTACACCAAAGCTCTAGCAAGAGCAATGGCTTACACTAAGCAAGTTAAATCTGCTTTCCCATTAAACAACGGTTTCACTAATTCATTCCAATCTGGAGATGGGGTTAACCTATTTACAGCAAGTGGTGATGGTGTTACTGGTGGTGATGGACACCCATTGGTAAATGGCGGAAAGAACTCTAATAGGCCTGCTACAGGTGCAGACTTGAACGAAACATCTTTAGAAGATGCAGTCATTCAAATCAGCAAGTGGACAGACGAAAGAGGACTTAAAATTGCCGCTAGGCCAAGAAAGCTGATTGTCCCAACTGATCTTCAGTTTGTTGCTACTAGACTCCTAGAAAGTGAGTATAGAGTTGGAACTGCTGACAATGACATCAACGCGGTCAAAAGCAACGGTGTAATACCAGAAGGCTATGCAGTTAATCATTATTTAACTGACACTAACGCTTTCTTCATTACAACTGATGTTCCTGATGGCATGAAGCATTTTGTCAGAAGTGCAATGACAACAAATATGGATGGAGACTTTGCAACTGGCAATGTGAGGTATAAGGCTCGTGAAAGATATTCTTTCGGAGTTTCAGACCCACTTGGTATCTTCGGATCGCCCGGTTCAAGCTAAAACAGATAGGGGAGCTTTGCTCCCCTTTTTGTGTATCTAGGATAAACGTATCTATCAACTGACCTAGCAGACTTTGCCAAGATGATAGATTTATATTCTCTAGGAGAAAATAATGGCTAATACAACTTTTAACGGACCAATCCGGTCAGAAAATGGATTTAAAGTAATATCTAAGAATAGTTCCACAGGAGCTATAACAGATGTTGCTACTATTGCCTCTACAGGTATTATCACTAATAAATTTGTAAAGCACGTTGGATTTGCAACAGGTGTTACAGTTAATACAACAGCAGGAGACAGTCCTGCAATTGGTGAATTTACACAGCCTGCTAATACAATTATTACTGATATAAAAATATTTTGTGTAACTTCTCCAGTTATTGGAACAGGTGATATAGGGTATGAGGTTGGAACTTCGAGTTCCGGAGCGCAGATTGTCGCGGCTCAGACAGATGAAATATTAGATGGTGGAACTACGGTAGTTGTTGGAAACGTCACGCTTACTAGTTTGGTAGTACAAACTCAAGATGCAACAACAGCCCCTGCTTCAGTACAATATACATCTTCAGAGCGAACAATTTTTTGTAACATTACAAATACTGTTGATGCAACAACAGCAGGTTCTTTCACGTTTATTATTGAGTATGTACAGGTTGCATAATAGGAGTTAACTATGGCTGATGCAGTAACCACACAAACCATCATAGATGGTGAAAGAAATTGCATTATGAAGTTTACCAATGTCAGCGATGGGACTGGAGAATCTGCCGTAGCTAAAGTAGATGTATCTGCCTTATCATCTAATAGTGATGGGAAAGCTTGCTCAGAAGTTCGAGTAATGAGAATTAGTCATGCTATTGTAGGTATGTCTGTTCAACTTTTCTTTAACGCTAGCACTAATGTGTTACTCATGGAGCTTGCAGAAAGTAGCAATGGTCACATGGAGTTCGCAGATTTTGGCGGTATTCCTAATAATGCAGGAAGTGGTAAAGATGGCGATATACTTTTTACCACTAAAGGACATAGTTCAGGAGATACTTACTCTATCGTATTAGAGATGGTTAAAGTTTATTCTGATTAAGGGAGTTAATTATGGCTTATATAATTGCTGAAAACGGTAATTTTCCGCCACAATATATGGTGATGTTAGAAAGGGAAGATGGTGTGTATGTCCCTGTTTTTGGCCCAGACCCAGACCTTGAAGATGCTGTAAGAAAAAAAGCAGAACTTGAAGGCTCTGATGCTAGGGCTAGAAATGATAAAGGGCATTACATTGCAGATGATCTATCTACTCCAGATATTAATGAGGCTTATGTAGCAGGTAAAGCCCCTGCTAAAAAGAAGAAAACCGTTAAGAAAAAAACAACAAAGAAGTAATGCTTACAAAATCT